CTGAAAGACTTATGGCTTCTGCTGGTAGAGTTGGAACTGCTGATAATGATGTTAACGCTATCAAATCTATGGGGATGATTCCTCAAGGATACTCTGTTAATAATTTCTTAACAGATACTGATGCGTTTTTCATTATTACAGACGTGCCAAATGGTATGAAACATTTCGAAAGAACTCCATTGACTACTAAAATGGAAGGTGACTTCGACACTGGTAATGTTAGATACAAAGCTAGAGAAAGATACGTTTTTGGCGTGTCTGACCCTAGAGGTATCTTCGGATCACCAGGAGCGTAATACTTAAATTTTTTTGTGGCGGGACACAGTTCCGCCACAATCACAAAATAGAAAGAAAAAACCATGAAAAAATTCCTAGTAAACATATACGCATACGATTATCACTCTAGATTCGAAGTAAAATCTAATGATGACGCCATTTCTCTAGAACAAGCAATAGTTGACAAACTAGGAGAAAATAGTATAGTTTGGGAATCATCGGGAATGTTTAGAGATATTCCTTATCGAATAACCTATGAGGAGGTTAGTAATGATACAAGACCTTTACAAACAAAAAAGGTCCTTGGAGTTGAAGTGGGAACAGGAGCATCTGTCTAATGGTAGATACACTCTTGAAATGGTCAGAATTGATGACAAAGTTAAAAAAGTCATTACTGATATTAAGCTGGAAGAAGCAGCTATTGCTCACAGACAGAATACTGTCGAAGATGCAGCTCCACAAGTTTCTGTAGCTACTTAGAACAAAAGCTACATCGCTGAAATGCATAAATACCGTAGGCTCTCTTGCGCTTCACTAAAATCTAGTATATAAAAAACACACTATACATAAAATTGAATATCGACGCGTATAGTCGACGGCCTAGAGACGGTATTCAAATAACTAGGAGGATAATAATATGGCAAACACTACGTTTCAAGGACCAGTAACATCTAAAAATGGATTTATTACTACAGGTCCAGCTAATGTTGTAGACGCTGACGCTAGCGTTTCATTAACAGTTGCTACTCATGCGGGTAGAATTGTACACAATAATGCAGCAGGTGCAGTAACTTACACATTACCAGCAATTAATGCTAACGCTGATTCTGCAGTTGCAGGACCAGGAGCAGATCTAAACAATCTAAGTAACATAGGTGCAAGTTTTGAAATTTTTGCATCAATTACTAAGACTGGAGATTTTGTTGTACAAGTTGCAAATGCTAACGATGTTATGGTTGGAGGCGCAAAATTTATTGACGACTCTTCTGATAACGTTGTTGGTTTTGAAACTGTTGCAGCATCAGACACTATTACTTTAAATGGTAGTACAACTGGTGGTGTAACTTTTTCAAAAGTTACATGTACTGCAATTAGTTCTACTCAATGGAAAGTTGATGTAGAGTCTGGTTGTACTGGTACACCAGCAACTCCGTTTAGCGCGGCAGTTTAATAAATAATTAGTGTGGGGCTTCGGCCCCACATAAAATTTTAAGGAGAAAAAAATTATGTCAAATGTATCAGGAGTAAAAAGTAAACAAATAGTATTCGGAACTGACACAGATGCAATTTCTGCTGCAGGAACAGCGACTACTTTAGTTTTATTAAACAGTGGTCCTTGGGTTAATGCTCAAACGGTTACTTTAACTTCTTCAGCTAACAACTCAGGAATAACTTTTGTGGTTGTAGGAAAAGATGCTAACGGAGATGCTGCTACAAGTGCAGCAACAACTGGACCAAATTCAACTACATCAAGTGTAGCTGGGACTTGGACAGAAGTTACAAGCATTACTGCAAGTGGATCTATCACAACAGATATTTCTGCTGGAATAACATCAGGAGCGACAACAGGAATTATTTTTGCTGGCAGAACTAGAGTCAGAAGTATGACTGGAGTTGCTGGTGCTGGAGCAGGAACTATTTTTATTAAAAATGGTTCAACAACATCAGGTCAAAACAGATTAATTTTAGATGTAGATAACGGATCAACAATCGACCCATATATTGCCGATGACGGAATTTTATGTGAAGATGGTGCATATTTTGCATCTGCCGGAACTGCAGTAGTAGGATTATCTATACAGTTTGACGGGTAAGGAGCTTAGATGGCCAACACTACTTCAGGCTCTTATGTTTTTGATAAGAACCTAGGCATTGATGAAATTATTGAAGATGCGTACGAACGTATTGGTATTCAAGGGACTTCTGGCTATCAATTAAAAACTGCTAAACGATCTTTAAATATTTTATTTTCTGAATGGGGAAATAGAGGACTCCAGTTTTGGGAAGTAAAAAATCAAAACGTTACACTAGTAGACGGACAAGCGGTATATACTTTTTATCGTTCACCTTCTGACGGTACTTCTTCTGGTATTTCAACTACATTATCTGCAGGAATAAATACAAGCGTTACTACAATTGGAGTTGCTTCAGTTACAGGTCTGCCAACAACTGGCGGAATAATTATTATTGGAACTGAACAAATTACTTACACAGGTATTTCTTCATTAAATTTAACTGGATGTGTAAGAGGTGTTAATGGCAGCACAGCTGCTACTCATAGTACAAGTGATGCAGTTTTACAATTTCCAATTGGTATGACTGATATTCAAGAAGCGGACTATAGAGTTAAATCTACTTCAGTTGATACACCAATGACAAAAATTAGTAGATCACAATATCAAGGTTTTTCAAATAAAACTTCAACAGGTTTACCTACACAGTATTGGGTCCAAAGATTTATAGATAAAGTTACAATGACTTTATATTTAACTCCAGGTGCAGCTCAAGATGGAAACTATATTAATTTTTATTACACAAAAAGAATTGATGATGTAGGTGCTTATACAAACGCAACTGACGTACCCTATAGATTTGTTCCATGTATGATTTCGGGTTTAGCATATTATTTAGCCATTAAATATGCACCACAAAGAGTACAAGAATTAAAATTATTATACGAAGATGAATTGTTAAGAGCAGAAGATGAAGATGGTTCTTCTAACTCTACATATATATCTCCTAAAATATATTACCCTGGTATTGGTTAATGACTACTTTTTCACAAGGTAAATATGCTTTAGCAATATCTGACAGATCTGGTATGGCATTTCCATACAATGAAATGGTTAGAGAATGGAATGGTGCGTTTGTGCACATATCAGAGTACGAGCCTAAACAACCACAATTAGACCCTAAACCAACAAGTGCAGATCCACAAGCTTTACAAAGAGCAAGAACTGCTAGAACAGAATTTCCAACAGAAGATTTTTTAATAGACAATCCTATTACAACTGCAGCTGCTGATGCAACAGTATCTATAGCTTTTCAAAATGGTGCTATGCAAGTAAATGATTTTGTTAGATTAAGAGATATTAAATCTCCAGTAGGCGGTGTCGCTATAACTACTTTACAATTATCTACAACTTTAAATGGTGCGTTAACAGATTCTGCTACAACAATTACTTTAGCAGATGGTTCAGCATTTCCAACATCAGGTTTTATTGTAATAGAAAAAGTTGATTCTACTACAGGGTTATATATTAACGAAGTTGTTGAATACACAGGAAGATCTACAAATGATTTAACAGGATGCACAAGAGGAACAAGTGCTCCATACAGAGGTGTTAGTCCTGTAAATACAACTGCAAGCTCACATGCAACTGGAGCTAAAGTATTTGGGGCATATAAAATAGCAACTCTTTCTACAAGACAGGAAATAGCTGGATATAATGACAGCGCTGGTAATCCTGCATACAATACTATTCAAACAGGTTTTACATTTGAACTAGTTAGTAATGCTAGTAGTACAGAAACAGGAGGCGGTTTACAGTGTACAGTGGGACCGATTAATGATAGAGGTTAATTATGTCAGGAGTTAAAAAATACGATTACAGCACATTAACTGCAGCAATAAGAAGTTATACTGAAGTAGATGATAGTGTTTTTACACAAGCAATCATTGATGAATTTATAATGGCGGCTGAATTTAGAATCTATCAAGAACTTCCTATGGACTCTGCTAGATTTGTTAAAGAAGGTGTATTAGCTGCTGATGACAATACAATTAATTCACCAGCCGGAGCTTTATTTATAAGAGGTGTTGAAGTGTTTAATTCTACTTCAGCTACTACAGGGAATGGGAGTTGGTTAGAGAAAAAAGATCAAACTTATTTATCAGAATATGTAGATAGATTAACAGGACCAGAGGGCGACCGAACGGCTCAGGATGTAACAGGTTTCCCTAAATATTATGCAATGTTTGGTGGTGCTGATAATACTACAGATACTTCATCAGGAGGTATGTATTTAGCCCCTACGCCCGATGCTAATTACAAATTCAGAATATATTATAATAAAATGCCAAATGGACTTGGGTCTGGTACTGGTTTTAATAATAATACTTATTTAAGTACATATTTTCCACAGGGTCTGTTATATGCATGTTTAGTAGAAGCATATGCATTTTTAAAAGGTCCAACGGATATGTTGACATACTACGAAAATAGATATAAAAATGCTATACAACAGTTTGCAGGTATGCAGCTGGGAAGACGAAGACGAGACGATTATACTGACGGAACAGTTAGGATACCAGTCAAGTCCCCGTCTCCGTAAATTGAGGAGAAAAAATTATGGCAATAACATCGGCAATATGTAACAGTTTTAAAACAGAAATTTTAAAAGCTGTACACAATTTTACAGCTACTACTGGAAACACTTTTAACATCGCGTTGTATACAAGTTCTGCAACTTTAGGGGCCGGTACTACTGCTTACAGTTCATCAAACGAAATAACTAATGCATCTGGATCTGCTTATTCTGCAAAAGGAAAAGCATTAACAAGCGTTACTCCAGCTTTGGATTCAACAACTGCAGTTTGTGATTTTGCAGACATCTCATGGACGTCTGCATCTTTTACAGCTAACGGTTGTTTAATTTTTAATGATACAGCAACAGGTGACCCTGCAGTTTGTGCAGTGGCTTTTGGAGGAGACAAAACAGTTTCTTCTGGAACATTTACAGTTCAATTTCCAGCGGCAGCAGCAACAACAGCAATCGTCAGGATAGCATAAGGAGTAAGTCCTTATGTCGGTAATCCGAACATTCACAGTAACAGTCAGCGACCCTGGATCTGGCAATAAATATTTTATTGACGGTGTACAACAAGATACAATAAATTTAGCCGAAACTGGAACTTACGTATTTAATTATCCTTCGGCTCACCCATTTAGATTTTCTACAACAAGCGACGGAACACACAATTCTGGAAGTGAATATACAACCGGCGTAACTGTAAATAGTTCAACACAAGTTCAAATAACTGTCGCTGCTTCAGCACCAACTTTATATTATTATTGTTCAATTCACTCAGGAATGGGTGGACAAGCAAATACAGTAGAACCTGACTCCTATGGAATTTTCGCATGGAATGTAAATGAATGGGGTTCGCAAGATGGAATTAATGTTAGTCTAACAGCACCTTCAGGTTTAACTTCATCAACAGGATCAATTGCAGCTTTTTCTGAACAAGGATGGGGATCAGATAGTTGGGGATATGAAAATTGGGGAGAAAGTGGTTTTAAAGTTTTAGTTTCTGGAGTATCCGCAACTGCATCCGTAGGTGAAATATTTGCTTATGCAGAACAGGGTTGGGGTAGAGATTTTTGGGGTGAAGAACCATGGGGAGAAAGTTTCGACCCTACTGTTATACTAACAGCACCTTCAGGTTTAACTTCCTCTGTTGGAAGTGCAACAATTCAAGATGAAATAAACATAGGTTGGGGACAAGACGGATGGGGTGTTGAAAACTGGGGTGAATCAGCTTTAACAGTTGTTGTCGATGTTGAATCTAGTGGAGTAGCAACAACAGGATTACCAGACACAACATGGGGAGCTCAAGGTTGGGGAGGTTCTTCTGATGCAGGAGATGTTGGTGTTACTTGGGGCGGAGATTTTATTTTAAATGTAGCAGATGTTATGGGAGTAACAGGAGTTTCTGCAACATCTGCAATAGGTTCTCCAACAATTATATTATCTCCAACAATTTCGTTAACGGCACCTTCAGGTTTAACATCTAACGTTGGAGCACTTTCTGTTGGTGATGTAACTGTTGGTGTATCAGGATTTGGTTTAACTTCTGCAATAGGAGCAATAACTCCAGCAGACGTTGTAGGATTAAGTAGTGCAGGGGTCGCAACAACCGGAGTTGGATCAATTACTGTTGACGAAAGTTTAATAGTCAACATTACTGGCGTAGGAGCGACTAGTAGTGTAGGATCTGTAATAACAGAAGTTGCCTATACTTTAACGGCACCAGCAACTTTAACGTCTGGAGTAGGTGCAATAACACCTGCAGATGTTATAGGATTAACTGGTGTAGAAGCTACGACAGCCGTAGGAAATGTTGCACCATTAGGTTATTTTGATGTTGATATTACTGGAAATACAAATTATAATGATATTGACATAACAGGTAATACATCTTATACAGATGTAGCTTAATTGAAAAGAGCACAGGAGAAAAATTATGGCATCAACTTATACGGATCTCGGCCTAGAATTAATGGCTACTGGTGAAAACGCCGGTACATGGGGAACAAAAACTAACGCAAATTTAAGTTTAATTGAACAATTAACTGGTGGATTTTTAGAAGTATCTATCGCAGGTGGTGCACAAACTACAGCTTTAGATATCGACAATGGTGCTTTAACAGGTACAGCTC